TACGCAATGTAGGGTTTTGGGCGGGGGTTGAGGTGATTGACAGGCTGAAGAAACGTGGTGGGTGCCCGGCCCCAGCGGGGTCACAGGCATGTTCCGGGATGGAACGGGGCCACTTTATGGGATTTTGGGCGGGGGTCAAGCCCCCCGTCATCACGAATTGTTGCAGATTGTTGCGGGGTTGTTCTGGTTTTGTTCGGGGGGTGTGAGGGCTGGTGAGGGTTGACGGAGGCTGTCTTCAGGTGTCAAGCCCTTGATTTTGTTGGGTTTGTGAGGGTTGTGAAGGTTGTGAAGGCCCTTCTTAAATCCCTGGGAAGAATATAGTTAGGAGTACTGAGGGGGTGGGGGCGGGGTAATTGGGGAATTTTGCCTTCACAACCTTCACACCTTCACACTTTAGGGGGGGTGGACCGGGGGTCTACCGCAGTATGGCATGGGGGAGGCCCCGGTGTCAAGGAGAATTTTGGGGCCGGGCTGCGCCCGGGGTATGATGAGAGGGGTTGCTTGGGCGGGGGCCCTGTGGTACAACGGGAGGGCCTCGTGCAAAAGGAGAGACTATGGACGACGAGAAGAAGGATTCCACCATCCTGGGGCCCGCTGGCCTCTTCAAGGTGGCTTCGGAGCGCCTCAAGCCTTGGCGCACCCCCAATGGGGACGTATTCGTGGATTTGTGGGTGGACGCGGTGCGCCACACCGTGGCGGTGAAGAGCGAGGCCTTCACGGGTCTCCTCTACCTCATTGCGGCGCAGGCGGCCCCCGGCAAGATGGTGAGTGCCAAGGCGGTGGATGAGATCCGCGCCTACTGCGTGGGGACGGCCCTTGCTTCCCAGCGGATCTTTCCGGCCTTCGTGCGCCTAGGTGGGGACCACCGCGCCATCTGGTACGACCTGGGGGACGACACCCACAGGTGCATCAAGTGGAGTGGGGGTACGTGGGGGGTGGTGCAGCCCTCGCAGGATGCCCCCCGCTTCTATAGGCCTTCGGGGATGCTGGCCCAGACCCTTCCGGGGAATGAGGCTGGGGACCTCGTGGAGATACTGAGGAGGCATGTGCGGGCGCGGGAAGACGACCTCTACCTGATTGCGGCGTGGCTCGTGGGCTCCTTCAAGGTGGGGGGCCCCTACCCCATCCTGATTATCAATGGGGAGCAGGGTAGCAGCAAGAGTACTACCACGAGGCTCCTCAGGAGGCTGGTGGATCCCCACGCGAGGGATATGCGGGAGCCCCCCAATGGGAACAGGGATCTCGTGGCGGCCGTGAAGAATTCGTATGTGCTGGCCATCGACAATGTGTCCTCGCTGCAGGGGGGCCTCAGTGATTCCCTCTGCCGCATCTCGACGGGGACCGGGGCCCTCGGGGGTCGCGCCCTCTACACGGATAGCGATGAGGCGGCCTTCACGGCCTGCAGGCCCATCGTCCTCAATGGGATTCCCTCCTTCGCGGAGAGGGAGGACCTGGTGTCCCGCAGCATCAATGTGGAGCTGCCGAGCATCCCGGCCACCGAGAGGATGGATGACGACACCTTCTGGGCCCGCTTCGAGGATGACCTGCCCCACCTCCTCTGTACGCTCTTCGAGTGCGTGGCGAAGGCGCAGAAGGGGTTTGCCGACGTGCGGCTCAATGAGAGTCCCCGCATGGCGAACTTCGCCCGGTGGGCCTATGCGGGGATGGGCCATGAGGCGGGGAGCCGCTTCCTCGACGCCTACTCGAAGAACAAGATGGAGGCGTCGGCCCACTTCATCGAGCATAATGAGGTGGCGCAGGCACTCGTGGCCCTCATGAAGGACAAGGAGGTCTGGTACGGGTCGTGGAGCAAGCTGCTCAATGATCTTTCGCCGGTGGCCATCCACACCAAGTACTGGCCTAACAATTCCCTCCAGTTGCGCAACAGGATGGTTCGTCTCAGCGAGGACTTGCGCCGCTGTGGCCTCGAGTGGCGCAGCAATGGGCGTGAGGGTGGAACGGGCCGCAGCAGCATCGAGGTGCGGCGGCTCAAGGCGTATGTCAACAACCACATCTTGACGAGCGTGACATGAAGGAAATACCGGAGCTGGAAGCGGCCAAGGAACTGGTGCGGAAGGAGCGCCCCAAGATCCTCTTCAAGAAGCGTTACAGGGAGGATCTGAGTCCTGAGGAGGAACTCTTCTGCCGCGAATACCTCTTGCATGGGAATGCGACGCAGGCCATCAAGGCTACCGGCTACGAGGGGAGGAATCCCTCCGTCATCGGCAGCAACTGGCTCAAGAGGCCCCGCATCCAGAAGAAGCTGGCGAGGTTGAAGACGCGGGACGAGGCGCAGGCCGACATGACCCGCGACATCTACCTGGCGATGCTCAAGGATACCTACCAGAGGGCCATGGCTGACGGAGACTACAGTGGGGCTAACAGGGCCATGGAACTCATCGGGAAGCACCTGGGGTACCTCGTGGACCAGAAGGCCGTCTTCACTGCCACCAAGAAGATAGAGAACCCGGAGGCCATGCAGGCGGAGGTGCAGCGGCTGGCCAGGATCGCGGGGGTCCCGCTTGAGTGAGGAACTCCTCGAGAAGCTGAAGGACCTGGCGGAGATGAAGTGCCGCCAGTCCTACTACTCCTATCTGCAGTATGCGGCACCTTGGATTCTTCCCGAGGGCTTCGTGGATGGTCGCCACATCAGGCAGATTGCCGAGCTTCTTCAGTGGGTGGAGGAGACTCCCCGCGCCCGAGCCATGATCTTCATGCCACCACGAAGCATGAAGAGTGTCAACGCTTCGGTCCTCTACCCCACGTGGATCCTGGGCAGGCACCCCACTTGGCAGGTGATGGGCGTGAGTTATGGGCAGGAGCTGGCCAATGCATTTGGCAGGGATACCCGCAACATCATCATGGGCGAGGACTACCAGCGCATCTTCCCCACTAAAGTGCGCAGCGACTCGCGGGCAACCAACAGGTGGGATACGGAACAGGGAGGCAGGTATGTCGCTGCTGGTATTACTGCTGGCATTGCAGGTCGTGGTGCTAATCTGGCCATCATAGATGATCCCCTCAGCGAACAGGATGCGATGAGCAAGAGTTCCCGCGAGTTCGTCAAGAACTGGTGGCCTGGGGGTCTTCGCTCCCGACTCCAGCCCGATGGGCGCATCCTCATCGTCACCACGAGGTGGCATGAGGAGGATTTGGCGGGCTGGCTCCTCAGCAGCGCGGAGAATGACCCTCGGGCGGAGCAGTGGCGGGTCCTCAGCATTCCCGCCCTCGATGAGGAGGAGGAGTCCTACTGGCCGGAGAGGTGGCCCACCGAGCATCTCAGGGGGCTTCGGGATGACCCCACGATGCCCCGCTCCCAGTGGAATGCCCTCTACATGCAGGAGCCCACGGGTGAGGAAGGCAACCTCATCAAGATGGAGAACATCAGGTGGTGGCCCAAGGACAAGCCCCTTCCCACTTGCGACAGCATCATCATGAGTGCGGACACCGCCTTCGGCAAGAAGGAGACCAACGACTACAGCGTGTTGCAGGTGTGGGGCATCTTCAGTACGGGCTTCGAAGATAGTAGGGGCAAGGAGTTCAACGTGCCCAATGCGTTCCTCCTGGCCAACAGGAGGGGCAAGTGGGAGTACCCCGAGCTGCTGGAGCAGGCCCGGCAACTGGCCAGGAAGTATAGCCCGGACAGGATCATCGTGGAGAAGAAGGCCTCAGGGGAGGTCCTCTACCCCGACCTGCAGAGGGCTGGCCTCCCCGTCATACCCTACGTGCCGGGGAAGGGGCAGGACAAGATGGCTCGCGTCCACGCCATCATGCGCTTCTTTGTGTCGGGGCGGGTGTGGTTCCCGGAGGAGCAGGACTTCGCCTACAACCTGGTGGAGGAGGCCCTCGCCTTCCCCAAGGGCAAGCATGATGACCAGGTGGACGCCATGACCATGGCCCTCCTCTACCTGAGGGATAGCTTCGCCCTCTACAATCAGGATGACCAGGTCTACGACGAGGAGGCCCCCAGGAAGCGCAAGACCTACTGGAGGCCTTGATGTTTTCCCCCGACTCTGGTAGGATGGAGCGATGCCGATAGAGAATCCTTTCTCCGAGATCCCCGCCCTGGGCCTCAAGTCCGCCATCGTTGAACTCGATGATGGAGGGGCTGACGTTGATCTCGAGGTGGAGGAGGAGTCCGTAGACATCACGGACCACTACGCCAACCTGGCGGAGCATCTCAGCGAGGCCGACCTGATGGGGGTGGGCTCCACCATCCTCGACAACGTCAAGAGCGACTTCGACTCGAGGTCGGAGTGGGAGTCCCTCATCGTCAAGGGCATGGAGGAGCTGGGCCTCAAGATAGAGGAGACGGCGGAGCCCTTCGAGGGGGCCTGCAGTGCCCACCATCCCCTCCTCCTGGAGAACGTCGTCAAGTTCCAGAGCAAGGCCTCGCAGGAACTCTTTCCGGCGGCGGGCCCGGTGCGCACCAAGGTGTGGGGTGCGACCTCCCCCGCCAAGGAGGCTGCGGCCTCCCGCCTCAAGGAGTTCATGAATTGGCAGATCCTCGAGGACATGGTGGAGTACTTCGATGAGACGGAACGACTCCTCTTTGCTCTCCCTCTCATGGGATCTTGTTTCCGAAAGCTGTACTTTGATAATGGACTTGGTCGCCCTGTGGCAGAGTACGTGCCCGTCGATCAGTTCGTCGTCTCCTACAACGCCCCCGACCTCCGCCGCGCAGAACGATACACCCACGTGATCTTCCGCAACGAGGAGGATTTCCGGGGCGACGTGGCGTCGGGCCTCTACCGGGACGTGGCCATCGGGGCCCCCGGCATGGTGGAACTCAACCCCATCGCCCAGAAGGTCAATGAGCTGCAGGGCGTCACGGCCCCCGAGACCTTCAAGGCCTACGTCCTCTATGAGTGCCACGCCTACTTCAAGTTCGATGGGCTGGAGGAGACGGAGGCGGGACCCCTGCCCTACATCGTTACCATCGACAGCACCTCGCGCCGCGTCCTCAGCATCAGACGCAACTGGGATCCCAACGATTCCCGCAAGCGCAAGCTGGAGTGGTTCACCCACTACCGCTACGTCCCCTCGATGGGCTTCTACGGGCTGGGCCTCATCCACCTCATTGGTTCCCTGGCGAAGACCGCTACCCTCACCATGCGGGCCCTCGTGGACGCGGGCATGTTCGCCAACCTGCAGGGCGGCTTCAAGCTGAAGTCGATGCGGGTCGTCGGGGGCAACGATCCCATCGGGGCCGGTGAGTGGCGCGACGTTGATGCCACCATCCAGGACATCAGCAAGGCCATCTTCCCCCTGCCCTACAAGGAGCCCTCGCAGACCCTCCTTGCCCTCTTCGACAAGACTGTGCAGGCAGGCCAGAAGTTCGCTGACACTACGGAGCAGGTCATTGCGGATAGCACCAATTACGGGCCCGTGGGCACCACGCTGGCACTCCTGGAGGCCAGCACCAAGTTCTTCTCCGCTACCCACAAGCGAATCCACGAAGCCCAGAAGCAGGAGTTCAAGATCCTGCGCAGGCTCGACCGCGACTACCTCTCCAACTACCCCTACGAGATCCAGGGTGCCCCCCGCGAAATCTTCCGTGAGGATATCCGGGCCGAGGTGGACATTATCCCCTCCTCTGATCCCAACACCCCCAGCAACGCCCACCGACTGACGAGGGCCACCACCCTCCTGCAGATGGCGCAGCAGGCCCCGCAGCTCCACGACATGCGGGAAATCTACAGGCGCGTCTACTCCGCGATGGAGGTGGACAACCTCGACAAGGTGATGCCGCCGCCGCAGAACCCGCAGCCCCTCAGCCCCATCGAGGACCTCATGGCCCTCACGCAGGGCAAGCCCATCAAGGCGTTCCCGGGCCAGGACCACCAGGCCCACATCGCCGCCAAGATGGCCTTCCTGCAGGATCCCATGGCAGGGGCGTCCCCCGTCTTCCAGGCCCTCGCCCCCATGGTCCAGGCCAACATCCAGGAGCATATGCTCCTCCAGTACGCCGAGGCCGCCATGGCCATGGGTGCCCAGGGGGACCAGGCGCAGGCGCAGGCGGTGCAGCAGGTTGCCACCATGAACATCCAGCGCGCCCAGGCCCAGGCCCAAGCTGCCGCCCAGGGCCAGCAGGATCCCACGGTTCAACTGGGCATGGCTGAACTCCAGCTCCGCTCCAAGGAGCATGAGGACAAGATGCTCAACAATGCGGCCCAGCTTGCGGTGCGCAACAGGGAGCTTGACCTGCGCCAGCAGGCCCAGGACCAGAAGGGTTTCGTGGAGGGACTCAAGGTCAAGCAGAAGGATGCGGACTCCACCCGCAAGGCGGCCGTCGCCGCAGTCACCGCAATGGGGAGGCAGACAGGTGCCCAGTAAGTCTTTCAAGCAGGCTCGCACGATGGCGGGCGCTGCCCACGACCCAGTCTTTGCTAAGAAGGTGGGCGTTCCACCCAAGGTAGCAAAGGAATTCAACAAGGCCGATGACAAGAGCGGCTTTCTCGGCAGCGCCATGCGGGCGAAGGGTCCCGCCTTCAAGGAGGGTGGCAAGGTGAAGAAGTTTGCAGAGGGTAGCCAGGTCAGTGCTGAGGACGAGGCGGAGTACCGTAGCTCGGGCCAGTACCTCGCGGACAAGATGCGCCTCGAGGCCGCCAACAACAAGGCCAAGATGGACGACATGATGAAGGGCATTCAGGAGCGACGCCGCCAGGCACCGCCCCCCAGGAGTGACCGCAACAACCCAGACCGGGGCACCATCACCCGAGGCTTTTCCAAGGGTGGCGGCGTCAAGGGCAAGGGCGCCGAGCAGCGGGGCACCCGTCCCGCCAAGTACTACTGAAAGGAAACGACATGGCTAAGATGATGAAGGGCGGCAAGATGGGGGATCCCTCGAAGCTGCCGACCGAGAAGTTCTCTGCCCGCGCCAAGAGGGCCACCCTCCGGGGTGACGACATGGGCACCTTCAAGAAGGGTGGCATGACGAAGATGGCCAAGGGCGGCTACATGAAGGGCGGCAAGTGCTGAAGCACTTCGAGAGGGCCATAGAGAGTCGGCGGCGCGATATCGGGCTGGCATTGCTCGAGGGCGCTGCCGACAACTACGATAAATATCAGTGGCATGTGGGCTACTCTGCTGGTATGTTGGCGGCATTGACCCTCCTGAAGGAGATCGTTGATGCAGATGCCGACCCCGAAGAGCGCAGGTAACACTACTTGGTGGACCGACCCTACTATCCAGGATCCCGCCGATCTCCCCACGGTGAGGGG